AAATATCGCTTAGCAATCTTCAAGCCCTCCTTGGCTCGCTCCAGTAAATACTGGCACTTCTCCTCATGGGTTAGGCTTTCGGCTTCCGGAAAACACATTTGATTACTCATGGCAAAACCGCAGAAAAATTCCAAGCCCTCCGGCTTGACAGACACGGCCTGCTGAGGGTCCGATTGACCGGTTTTAAGCCCCCACTGGGGACCCCTGGCGGTGGGCGTCTGCACGTGCACTTCGTCAACACTCGTTCCGGTCTCACTCCTACGCCGGGGAGGCCCGCGTTCAAACACGGGTACGACAGAATCCGCATTGTATACACGTATTGGTCCATTCTTACGTTCCAAATTCCATACCGGTATTCCAATCAATTTAACAAAATAATCCATATCCAAAAGTGTAATCGAAATATCCCGACTACGCGCACCCTCGAGCAACGAATTCCGCACATAGTAGAAATACTCCGTACCATGAAAATACGCAAATCTAAGCGCCATGTTACAGTTGACCTCGGTTGCAAGTCTAAGGTCTTCAGACTCACGAACCCAGTTCGTCATTTCCTGTATAGTTGATTTATTCATGAGCGCCAATTTATGATGGGCGTTTGCCCTAGTGGTACATTTCAAAAAGGGTAACGTAAAAAGATGTGAGACTGCTACCATTTCCGAATGTTTATCGGGCATAGTTATGATGATCTTATGTTTCGCCCAAAACTCCGAATAAGACATCATATTGTAAAACTCCTGAGCGGGCTTAGACACTGCGGCCAGAAAATCATCTCCATAAATCTTCGGACAAACATTTTGTTTAAAATGTCTGTACGAACACAACGGATCAGGGGCCAAATTATACCAGGCATATACTAAATACAAAAAATTACACAATGTATTAAGCAAACTGGTGATCGGACAACCTGACGGGTCACCTTGATGGGTAAGATAAAGAAGATTCATAACCAGCTGCATAGTATGTATGAGCTCGTCTATTAACGCCTTACGCTTAAGTCCGTGCTCATCACGATACCACGACTGAATAATCTTACCAGCCCTCTCCATTATCTGAGCCATCAATTGACCGTCAAAAGTGCGGATATCTCCGCCAAATCCAAATTGACTAATATTAAAAAGATCATTAAACATAGTCGTCCAATCACCAGAGAATGGATCAATACCAACAGCGCTGAAACTCTTGGTATGATTTTTGTACATACAGGCGGCGAAAGCTAAAAAGTAACGTCTAAATACAATAAGATAATCTAATGGTGCAATTACAAACACCCTAGTCTTTCCCTGAGCAATTTTCTCTAACTCCCGTCTCTCATCCTTAAGACAATCCAACCAAACTGATTCGACGCGTTCACCAACCAAAAGCTTCTCCTCACGCAAGTTAATCCGACGCATAAGCTCTAAATCAGCAATCTCTTTCCGTCGCGGCTCTCCAGTAAACAAATACTCTCGCCCACTAGCTCCCGGAGGTCTGGTTGTAACATACGGCCAACCGGGGCTAGTATTCATTTGCAATGGCTCGAAGTATGGAAACTGCTCCAAACCATTAATGGCCTCATCCAATGTGAGTACTCGCTTTAAGTCAAAATCCCAGCTATTAATATCCTCACTAATAGCAGAAGTGACGTTGTCCAACACAACGCTATCAAGAGGCAAAGCCGGATCGCCATACTTGGAGATACCTTTAAGCAATGGGCTAGTCCCACTAACATTACGACTATCACGCGCGTCCAAAACACTGGGTTCCGTGATATGCTCCCATGCAACCTCATACAACGCAGACTTTCTAATCTCCGTCTTAGTGGGCAATCTAACGCAACTCCTCGCAGGCATCTCTCCCAACAACGAAAAGTTTCCAACAGGGACAACTTTAACCTTACTAACATCGGGAACACAACCTTCAGCTATTGGTGTACCAACGACCTGATCAGGAAAAGCGGCAACGGCTGCCTTCAACATCTCACAAGTAACCAACGTAGAGTATCCCAAGCTCCTATTCGGGAAAGCGCAAACGTGCACTCCGACGACCTTCCTGACAAGCCGCGGAGAAAATGCAACCAAACAACCACCACAATCGCCTGGACGAGTCGCAGCGGAATATTCCCAACCACCCTGCAAATAAAACTCTTGGGCTCCCTGCTTAGCCTGGTATTTAACCTTGCCAGATCTCTTGATTTTATCAATCGTAACCTGACGCACCGCTCCACTCAC